GCTTCATCTATCGCCCTAGTCAACATAGTTAGTCAACTTCTTAGACTCAGACAAAATAAACAACAGTTCATTGATGCGTTCGACTTCAGCCTTAGTTCTAGGCTTGTCATTAGGGGTTTGTAGCTTCTTTATTTCAGCGTGAATCAACGCTCTCATCTCATTGATACCTGAACTTCTGCCTGTGTAACGTGCCGAATACCAATATGTGCGCATAGTCTTACGAAACACAAACTCTAAAAATTCAATCATCTTCTAAACCTTCATTCAACGGATCAACATAAGAAACCTGAGCAGCATAACTGATTACAACTGTCAGGGCGAGAGTTATCACCACAGCGATAACGATAAACAGCAACACGACAGCAATAATCTCAATCAATGTCAGCAACATCAGTTAATTTCTCTAAAATCAGGTCAAGAACAGCCTGCATTTGAGCGTTACTGATAACCCCTGAGCGTTCAAGCTCTATAAGCGCATCAGAAGTTCTGGTGTGTTCTAAACGTTGCCCTTCAGCTTTACCAGCCCGATATTCTTTACTCCAAATGTTGACAGCGTTCAACCTGGAACACTGACACACGTCATCAACACATTTACTGCAACTCATTTAGTTCTTCCCTTCACAGACAGTCGTGTGATGACTGCCATTTAGATCTTGATACTCCACCTGATAACAGCCTTGTTGCTGATACCAGAAAACAAGAATCCCTACAATCAACAGCATAAACGCTATCAACAGCATCTTCAATTCGTTATTCATTTTGCGCTCTCATTCATCAGAAAATCTTTCAGATACAAAACTTCACGAGTGTTACAGTTCACAAAGACAAGCAAACCTGTTGCAGCACAGTGACGGATAACTTTCTGCTCCTTCAACAGTTCTATCAGCCTGGCACGTTCCCTAGCTTCGCCTTGTTTTCTGTAATGTTCCCTGACTCTCTCAGCTGACATCAGAACCCCCAAACAATCTTGCCCAACATCCCCACAAGGAAGATAAAGCCGTAACCTAAAGCGATCAATGCGATACCTGTAATCACTGTTTTCATTTGCTTGTCCTTTCAATAGCAACATCAACATAAACCTGAGTGCAAGCATCGTTGCGTGAAATGCCACAACTCTTAGCGTAAGCACACACAGCATCATCCCACTGATCGTAAAGATGAGCAAAGTAAACAAAATCCATACCCGATTTACACCAGGTCTTATATGCGTTTACTGCTGCGATAAATAGTTCAGCCTGATTCATTAGTTACCTACCTTTAAGCAGTGTTCTTCAATAAATTCATGTAGCTCTTCAAAAGCGTTTGTGTATTGTGTCATAGTGTTAGCGACTTGCATTTGACGATAAATCTCTAGCAACTGCCAGATTTGTTCCTTAGTCATTATGCACCTACCTTCTGCTCTTGCATCCATCTCTGAACTGTTGACTCTAAAATGTTGCAGTAGTTCCGCCAATCATGACCTTTAGCAACCTGATCGGTGTAAGTGTTACGCCATGAAACGATTGCAGGGCGGATGTGTGTGTAAGTGACTGTTAGACGATCCTTGTATTCTTCCTGAATAAAGCCTTCAGTCCTTGCAACTTTCTTTTGCAGATCATAGTAAGAGCTGATAGTTCTTGCGATAGCTTCAGCATCTTTAACTATTTGTGGTGATTCGTTATAACTAAACATTGTTTGTCCTTTGTCCGTATCAGACGTTTTTGCCTGATAGATACAGTTTGTCAGAAACGACACGAAAATAGCAACATTTGAGAGTGTTTTGTTTATAACAGTTTCGTAACACGATTAGGGGTAATTGCTGATAGTTACAGCCACACCAGGCTCACCTGTCGCATACTTCTTAGATACTTCAAGTCTGACAACTTGACTGTCATCCTTCCAAATACCGCCAAAACTCAGCGAATCAAGCAAACTGCGACTAATTTTGTCAAGGTCAGGTGGAACTGTAGGTAGCGATCTAGTAACAGATTTCTTGCGTGTCACATAAAAGACTGCTTCAACTTTGACTGCACCTTCAAACATGCTGTCATCACCAGACTGCAACATAGCTTCTTTCACAGCATCAGCAACAGCCTTACGCCAAACCGGTAATCCAGGTGACGCTTCAATAATCAAAGGAATCTTATTCCCTGCAGCTGAAGTCCTAGTCCCGACATATTTCTTGCTTCCTTGCGGTCTGGGTTCATAACCAAAGACAGTGAAGCTAAAACTATTTCTTGCCATAAAAATTCACTAGCACAACAAGATACAGAAAAACCCCTATCAAACCATTTATGGCTGATAGAGGTTGATCTAGGAACAGCGAATCAGTGAGAAGTAGGCTACCCAAGACAAAACCTACAACCCACGTTTGCATTTAGAAGGGAGCAGAAACTACAGGTGCATCAATCTGAGCGTTGTTGATGTCCAACTTGACTTTACGCCCTGGCTTACCTGTCTTATCTTCAAAATCTTCAATCTTTACAGACAGCTGACCGAAAACAGTTACTTCAGACTCTAACTCTAGGTTGTGTGACACAGCGAACCAGACAGTCCAAGTGCGTGTGTAATCTTCACCAGTAGCAGACTTGTAAGACTCTACAAGCGACAAGCCTTGTGATGATGCGCCAAACACTTTTGAAACTTTACCTGAAACTTTTACAACAGCCATTTATGTTCTCCTTGTTTTATTTGCGTAAGTATGTGTTGCCACATATTCTTGTTTTATTTGTTGCACTCTAAAGCATAACGCTAGTCACCGACAATATGTGAAGGATTTATGCAGTCCCTATGCTGACAGACACGCTCACCTGGTATAACTAACAAACCCTGCTCATCAACAGGATCTAAATCACTATTCACAGCCCCCCGATGCGGTTGACAACGCAACTTCCCATACTGAATAGTTGTTGCAGGTTTCACACGACAGCTCACACACAACAAATCCCTACGCCCCCGCTTCTCAGCGTTCACAGCCCACTTAAAGCCACACCTACAACACTCAACCTGATTATCCTGCAAACCCGATTTCCTTCACCCTGCTAAATTCGCCTAGAAACTTTGCATCAAACCAACCTGTAGCCCCATGCCTGTTCTTCACAACATCAATTGTAATCAAACTCTTATGGCCAATAGAAAGCCTGTCAGCGTTATCCCCAGACTGTATAGCTTTATCTTTAGCAATATCGTGATCAGACTGCTTCCTAGACAACATCACAATAACGTCAGCATCCTGCTCAATCTGACCCGAATCACGCAAATCCGAAGCATTAGGTTTATCGTCAGGTTTATTATCAACCCGCCTATTCAACTGTGCCAAAGCAACAACAGGCACAGCAAACTCCTTAGCCATGTTCTTCAAATCCATGCTTATCTGACTTATCTGCTCATACTTAGGGGCTTTAGGGTTAGATGCTGCAATCAGTTGCAGATAATCAACAAAGATAGCCTTCACAGGTCGCTTCAACATCACAGCATGAACATAAGCGCGAATCTGTGCAACAGTCTGACCACCACGATCACTAATCAACAACTTATTTTCAACAGTGCGAATCAAATCCTGTATCTTACCCTTATCTGCAGGTTGCAGTTCACTACGCTCAATCTTGCCCAACGTAATCTCCAACTCCCCAGCCACAACCCTATTCAACAAGCTAGCCTTATCCATCTCCAACGAGAAAAACAAGACATCATCGTGACGTGCAATCTCCCACGCCAACTGCAAACCAACAACAGTCTTACCCACACCAGGTCTAGCACCAAACACATACAACCCTGACTGCTTCAAACCCACAATCAGATTATTTAGTCCCTGCAAACAAGTAGGTGTAATACGTTTCGGATTCAAAATCTCATTCAACATCATCTGCAAATCCCAACGCAAATCAGGCAACTCCAACGCTTCAAAAGTCTTTAGTTGATCTAGTTTCATCTTGACAGCATCAATCTTCACCTGAACATCAGCCGAATCATCACCCTGCATCTCCAAAGCAAGCAACTGCAGCTGACGATGAACACTCGCCTCAGCAACACGAGCAACATAATAATGAAGATTAGCAGGATACACAGCCAACATCACAGCATCAGTGACACGCCGCCTAACAGACACATCCTTCAAATCTGCACAAACAGTAAAAACATCAAAAAAACCTTTAGAAACAAACTGTTTACACATAACCTGAAACGCCAAAGCAAACCAAGGAGCATCAAAATCCTTATCAGTCAAAAACACTTCAGACATCCCACGACCCTGATTAGAAAGCAAACTGCCAATCGTTAGCTCCTCAAAATCAATCATCACAACTCCCCTTCAGTGCTAGGAAAGCATGCTAAAACCTTGTCCAACAAAATAGCATCGGTATGAGCATTATCAATCCACCACGCATGCTTAGAACTAGCAAAATAGGTCAACCATTCCTGAACCTGCAACACCGACAAATCAGGTCTAAGACTAGACACAACACGATGACACTCACTAAACGGATCACTACTAAAAACAAGAGTTCGTTGTCTATTTAATAACTTATCTAATCCTTTATTTAATAGGGGGTCATTTTGGCTACTAGTTGACAGGTCATTTTGGTCATTTACAGCGGTCAATTTGGCAACATCATCTTCAATAAAAGTAATGAAATAGACGTTAGATTTACCTGACTGATTGCTTCCCCGAACCCAAACAAGTTCACCTAAAACAGTTAGCCTTGACAACGATCTACGGACTCCCCTGGCATCAGCGATACCGGTCATCTTCGCTAACTTAGCTTGACTAGGATAACTACCTTTACCTTTGTTATATGTTTTGGCGATAGCAAGCAGCACAAACTTATCTAGGCGTGTGGCTTGACTGTTCTTCCAAACCATGTCCATCTCTCTATAACCCATGTCTATTGTCCATTGTCTTTTATTTCTAGCCCAGAATTGTAAGGCGGTTGCTCATCTTTCGTTCTTTCAAATCTAGGTTTACCCCATCTTTCATACCAAAAATCAATAACCTTCTGCCTATCTTCAGGATTATTAGCAGGATGGTAGTAAATTCCTCTTTTATTACCATGAACAAGACTCAAAGATTTTTCACCAGAAGCCTTTTTATAGGCAATAATTCTTCTCATTCTAGGATTACTACCAGCACCAAATCTGCTACTCGGCGGTTCAATGCCGTTATCTCTAAGCCAAGTCATCATTTCTTTATATCGTCCTTCCGAAATATGTTCATGACCAAAACCTTTGGTATAGCCTAAAAACTTATACACCCTGTTGTATTGTGATCCTTTACCCCATAAAGAAGTCGTAATAATTCCCTTTAGTTCATCCCCATAACGTTCAAGCCAAAAATCACCTAATGTAGTTGCAATCAAAGCAATAAGTTTGCCACCATTCCAATGCCATCCAAAAGGTTGGGTAGCAACACAAACAGATAAATCAGCGTAATGCCTTAGTTCTTTACCTTTTGCAGAAGAGTCCTTTGGAAGATTGAGTGCTTCATCTCTAGCCCCAAGATTGATTACAGGCGAAGCAAGAAAAGCGACACCAAGTAAATCATCTCCATGAAATACACAAAAACCTAACTTTCTGCCAGGCGCAGGCCGCCATACAGCCTTACTAACTTTAGGTTGGATTTTTTGAATTTCCCCGCTAGTAAATTGTTCAACCCTAATCTTTCTTGGATCAATGCAGCGCAAATCAATCTGCGATGTTTCAATCTCAAATAATTCATTCATCAGTTTGTCCTTGCTCGTTTGTCTTGTTGTCTTATTTCACTGCTCATCAGGATACGTTCAATGTCGCTGATAACAGGTTTAGGCGGGGCTACGATGTGATTGTTGTTGATGCAGTCTTTATGCCCACAAAGCCGTTCCCCAGGGCGATACAAGTCCCCTACAGCGTTGATTGGCCGCCACAGCTCATCAAGTTCACCTGTGTATGGATGACACTCTATGTTGCCTAAAATAGGATGAAGCCATTTCATACGCTGTTTAGGGGTTGCTTTACAGTCTTGACAGTGATCCCAATCAGGTTTCGACCTAGACTTTGCTTTCTCCCAAGTAGTTCTAGGAACTATCTGACCACAGCGAACACAAAACATGTCACCTTCGTTGAAGATGCTTGTGCTGTTATCTAATCTGTTTGTCCGCATAGAAAGACATCTAAGCACATAAAGTGCTGAAACACCTAATCCACGCT